CTGCCGCCGCGGCCGCGGGCGACGTGGTCTTCACCGGACAGGACGGCGCCGTGATCCCGGCCGGGACCCTGCTGCAGCATCAGGCCAGTGGGCTGCAGTATGCCCTGGAGGACAGGGCTGTCATCGCCGACGGCAGCGCCCTGGTGCGCGTGATCGCCGTGGAGACCGGCGCCGCCGGTAACCTGGACGCCGGGGAACAGCTGCAGCTGCTCTCTCCCATCGCCGGTGTGGAGAGCGTGGCCGTGGTGCAGACAGGGGGATTGACGGGCGGCGCGGATGCCGAGAGCGACGATGCCCTGCGTGCCCGGGTCCTGGAACGCCTGCGCCAGCCGCCCCGCGGCGGCAGCATGGCTGACTATGTGCGCTGGGCCAGGGAGGTGCCGGGCGTGACCAGGGCCTGGTGCTATCCTATGCATATGGGCATCGGCACCGTGGGCGTCTGCTTTGTCTGTGACGCCCAGGAGGACCCTTTTCCCTCGGAAGAGATGGTGCAGCGCGTGCAGGAGCACATCGAGCCACTGCGCCCGGCCACGGTCAAAGAGCTGGCCGTGTTCGCTCCCGAGCCGCTGGATGTGACCGTGCGCCTGCGCATCTCTCCGGACACGGAGGCTCTGCGCGACGCTGTCCGGGCCGAGATCGAGGACGTCTTTTCCCGCGAGGGCGCTCCGGACAGCGTGCTCTACCGCTCGCATATTGCCGAGGCTGTGTCCCTGACCCCCGGCGAGCAGGATCATGAACTGCTGGAGCCTGCCGAGGACGTGGTGGTGCCTGCGGCCTACCTGCCGCGGCTCACGCAGGTGGTCTTTGAAGGCGAGGTGGAGAGCCATGCCTGAGACTGATCTGCGCGCCCGCTCCGCTGCCGACTACCTGCGCATGCTCCAGCACCTGCTGCCGCAGGGCCAGGCCTGGACCCGTGCTCCGGGCGCCGTGCTGACCGCGGTGCTGCAGGCTTCGGCGGATGAGCTGGAGCGCCTGGATATGGCCATGCGCCTGCTGCTCATGGAGATCCTGCCCACAAGCGCCATCGCCGGGCTGGAGGACTGGGAGCGCGTCCTTGGCCTGCCTGATGCCTGCCTGCCCGCCGGGACCACCCTGCAGGAGCGCCGCAGCGCCGTGCTGGCAAAGCTGCGCGACGAGGGACGTCAGGATCTGGCCTACTGGTACGGCGTGGCCGACTCGCTGGAGTACGACGTGACCATCGAGGAGCACTGGCCTTTCTGCTGCGGCATCCACCAGTGCGCTGACCCGTCCGGCCTGACGCCGGAGGAGATCCAGGCCCATCCCGAGATCGGCTATCTGGCCGTGCCGGAGACCCGCTGGTGGTGGAACGTCATCGTCCACGGCGACCGGCTGCTCCGCTTCCGCTGCGGCGAGAGCCTGTGCGGTGAGCTGCTCATGGACTGGCGCGCCGCCGCCTCCCTGGAGTGCGTCATGCTGCGCGACAAGCTGGCCCACACCCTGCTGACCTTTACCTACGAAGAAGGAGAATAGCATGAAATACAATCCCCCCGCCGGATCCCAGGACCCCGATGCCAAGTACGTCACCGGCCAGCCCGGCAAGGTCCGCGGCAGTGCCGTGCCTGCCGAGGCCGTGGAACATCCCCAGCGCGAGATCGTGGAGGTCATCCGGCAGGCAGGCCTGGAGCCCAGTGGCGACGACCTTGGCCAGCTGTGGAAAGCCCTCCAGCAACTGTTCACGGAAAAGGTGGCCGTCGCCACCAAGGAAAAGGCCGGTATCGTCAAACCAGGATCCGGCCTGTCTGTCAAAGAAGACGGCACACTGGATGTGACGGTCTCCGCTGCCATCCCGGGGACCATCGTGGCGTTCGCGGGCACGTTCGGCGGCGAGGGGAACCGCCACCCCATCCCCCTGGGCGGCAGTGAGCCCGATACCGGATGGGTGCTCTGTGACGGCGGCAGCGACGGAAAGGGCGGCACCGTACCTGATCTGCGCGGGCGCATGATCATGGGGGTATCTGATGCCTACAAAGCTGGCTCTACTGGCGGCTCCGCAAACCATTCGCACAGTCTGTCCGGCACTGTGGGCAGCACGACGCTCACGGAAGCACAGCTGGCCAGCCATACTCATAAAATCAGAGTCGCTTCAAACAGCGAGGCCGGAAATGGCTTGGATGCCGGCAAAGGTAATCCCACCAATATGGACTCAAATCGAGTGGCGGTGACTGGCGGCAGCCAGTCTCACAGCCATAGCCTGGCTGGATCGTCCGGAAGCGCCACTTCTCTACCTCCGTATTATGCGCTGGCGTACATCATGCGTACCTCCTAATCCGGTGGCTGGTGCGGTTTGCAGGGCTATGATCGGGTGTGTCCGGCACTGTCGGGAAAACGACCCTTACGGTGGAGCAGCTGGCCAGCCATAACCACAAGATGCTGGTCCAGACCGGTGCAGGGTCTACTGACAGTATCTCTGGCGGCAAGGGCGCTCCCCTTTGGTCTGCGGGATATTTACAGTCCTCCGGTGGGTCTCAGCCCCATACCCACGCGCTTTCCGGGACGTCTGGTGATGCCAGTGGTCTGCCCCCGTATTATGCGCTGTCGTACATCATGCGGACGGCCTGATCCGGTGGCTGGCGCGGTCTGCAGGGCTATGATCGGGTGTGTCCGGCACTGTCGGCGAAACTACGTTGACCGTGGAGCAGACAGCCCGCCATACGCACACTGCACCCGCAGCAGCTCAGGACGCTGGCGGGGGCATCATCGCCGGTGGGTCCGGCTCTTCAGGGAGTACATGGACTCTCAGCTATACAGGAGGCTCTCAGCCTCACACGCACAATATGTCCGGGGACACTGGCGCGGCCAACAATTTGCCGCCGTACTACGTGCTGGCTTTTGTTATGCGAGTGGTCTGATGTGCAAAACATGGCTTATTACCTTGTTTTTTATGGGCTGTATGGGTGTGTCCGGCACTGTCGGCGAGACCACGCTGTCGGTGGAGCAGATCGCCAGCCATCTGCATACTACCACGTTGAGTTCTAATATTTCGGGGTCGTATCATATGCAGCCAGGTTCAGGAGCGTACTATAACACAAGCGCCTTCCCCTCTGCCAATACCGGCGGCTCCCAGCCCCATACACATACATTATCGGGAGCATCCGGCGCTGCCGACAGTCTGCCGCCCTATTACGCCCTGGCCCTGATCATGCGCATCGCATGATGTACGCAAGCGTGTAGTACGGGGGCAGGGAGGATTCTTCCTCAGATGCACCGTCCAGCGTGTGGGTGTGCGGCTGACTGCCACCAGCATTATCCATAGCTCTTAGGTAGTACGCGGTGCTGCTCGTTCCAGGAACCCCACCACCTGCACCTGATCCGAGTATGACCGTCCCTCCGTGTTTATGGCTGGCCAACTGCTCCACGGTGAGGGTCGTGGCCCCGACAGTGCCGGACACACCCGGTCATGCCCCCGCAGACCGCGCCTGCTGCCGGATTAGGAAATCCGTATGATGTACGACAGCGCGTAGTACGGAGGCAGGCCGCTTGCCTCCTCTGATGCTCCATCCAACGCGTGGGTGTGTTGTTGGGAACCTCCGGTATAGCTAAGGGTCCATGTGCTGCCAGAGCTCCCAGAACCACCGGCGATGATTCCGCCTCCAGAATCCTGGGCTGCGGCGGGTGCGGTATGGGTATGACTGGCCAGCTGCTCGACCGTAAGGGTTGTGCTGCCGACAGTGCCGGACACATCCGGTCATGGCCCCGCAGACAGCGCCTGCTGCTGGGATCAGGCCGTCCGCATGATGTACGCCAGAGCGTAGTACGGTGGCAGACCGCTGGCCTCTCCAGACGCTCCAGACAGACTGTGCGTGTGGGGTTGAGATCCGCCCGCAAGAAGCGTCGTTGTGTCTGTGTCGCCATTCTCCGCATAGGTTTGGTTTATGCCGGCACTGTAGGCCGTAAACACAAATTTCTTCATAGGATGATGATGTATCGCCAACTGTTCCCCTGTAATGGTCGTGGCGCCCACAGTGCCGGACAAACCCGGTCATGCCCCCGCAGACCGCGCCTGCTGCTGGGATCAGGCCGTCCGCATGATGTACGACAGCGCGTAGTACGGGGGCAGACCGCTGGCCTCGCCAGACGCCCCGGTCAGATCATGGGAGTGGGGTTGGGAGCCGCCGGTTAATTCTGTCTCTCCACCTGCTGTCCCCTGCCATATCCGATAGCCTGTCCCTGCACCGTTATAGCCAGTGACAACAGTGATACCATGCGCATGGCTTGCCAGCTGCTCCTCAGACAGCGTCGTGGCGCCCACAGTGCCGGACATACCCGGCTACGGCCCCCAAAGCTACGCCTTTCGCCGCATCAGGCTGTCCGCATGATGTACGCCAGTGCGTAGTACGGGGGCAGGCTATTGGTCTCCTCAGACGATCCAGACAGGCTGTGGGTGTGGGGCTGGCTGCCACCTGCCGCAGTCGTTGTAGTGGTGCCAGCGCCATCTCGTATGGCCTGCTGGCTTCCACCTCCGAATATCGATGCACGGCCTGCTGAAAAACTATGATTGTGGCCCGGCATCTGCTCCACCGACAAGGTGGTCTGCCCGACAGTGCCGGACAGTCTGCTGGATAATTGAAAAGTCCAACAATGGAGAATCGTTATGTGGTTTGAATTGATGCCGCACGGAATGCGGGAAATAACGGACGATGAAATTGTGGCCAAGGCAGAGCAAATCAAGGCGCATCGCGCTTTACAAGGCGGAGCCGGTCACGAGACGACGCCCCCGACACTCTACCCCTGGCAAATGCCTTCTCATTCTCACACCATAAACCGCTGTGGAGGTTGCTACCATGCCCACTGTTACTGTTGTCCCCTCCGATAGCCTGATCATCGTCGATGGCGCGGCCCTCGTTTTCCCGTTTGACGCCCCGACAAATCTGCATGCCCTGCAATGGCGTGGGGGCACTGGCCATACCGAGTGGACGGATGGCCCCAACCAGCCACTGACTGCTGAGGATTATGACGAGCAGGTCGCGCCGTTCGTGAAGCTCTGGCAGGCGGAAAAAGCACGCCTGGAGAAGAAAGCCGCCGAGGAGGCTGCCGCCCGTGCGCTCCCCGATGCCAAGTCCGCCAAGCAAAGCGAGATCCAGAACGGCTACGACGCCGCTCTGGCGGCCTCCCTGACCATGCCCGCCGCTTCTCCTACGGCGCAGGACGTGAGCATCGGCGCGGCCCTGTTGGCTGTAGATGATGCGGAGGGGCTGGCGTATGTGCAGGCTCTGCACCCGCCGTGACGAGCTGCTGGCCGCCGTGGAGGCCGCCGAGACCGTGGAGGCCGTGCAGGCCGTGGTCGTGGACTATGACGTATAGACGAGCGGGCCAGACCATCACCGCTCCGGACGCGGGCGGGCATGGCCTGGATATGAGCAACGGGCAGGACTGGCTGGTGGAGGATTGCCTCATCGACCTGTCGGCCTGCCCGCTGGATCAGCTGGATGAGGCCGTGGGCGTGGTATGGGGCAGCAGTGCCGTTTTTCGACGCTGTGTCATCCGGGGCGCGGGCAAGTTGGTGCTGTGCGGCTCCGGGGATACGGATAAATTGAACGTTGAACGCGGCAAGACCGTCACTTTCGAGGACTGTATCCTCGAGGACTTCGGGCGGCGGGGACCGGAAGCGCAGTCCGGCATGCGGGTCATGTTGCGAGGCTGCCTGATCCGCAACTGGGGCGCTCCGGACCGCTTTGACGTGCGGTCCTTCGCGGCATGGGCACATCACGGCGGCGGCATCGAGGCCGTGGACTGCGTCTTTGACCAGCCCCGTGCTTGGCGCGGCTGGCATATCATGGTGAGGGACTGGCTGGCCCATATGGGGCAGGCATGGAACGACGAAGGCCTGCGCGGCCTGTTGCGTCCGGCCAACTGGCTGCCCGGTGTCTGCCGGGGGCTGGTGGCCACAGCGGGCGGACAGGTCCGGGCCGAGAACTGCCATGCCACACGCTGGTGGATACGTCTTGAAGGGCACCGTGGCCCGCATATGAGCCGCAGCCAGGCGCAGGCGCTCATGGCCAGGCTGGAGAACATGCTATAGGCCTCCCACAAGGAGGTTCTATGGCAACAAAACACAAACGGGCGACCATGACGGCCCGTCAACTGGCAGAGGACTATCTGGCCCACCAGATCACGCGGGACGTGACCCGCACCAGCACCCGGCATCACCTCAACCAGCTGCTGACCCTGTTCGGGGGCTGGCAGGCTCGCCGGGTGGG